CCTGTTCTTATCTCATTGGTAAGAAGAGCTATGCCTAACTTAATTGCATATGATATCGCTGGCGTTCAGCCAATGAGCGGACCAACTGGTCTTATCTTTGCAATGAAGTCAAGATATGGTACTCAAGCAGGTGCAGAAGCATTATTTAACGAAGCTAACACAGCTTTCTCAGGTGACACATCAGTAACTCAAGAAGTTGGACCATCAGGTCTAGAATCTGCTGTCGATGACGGTGATAACGACTTAGGTACAGGTGAAACAGCTGGTGAAATCGTTTCTGATTACGCTGGTGGTTTATCAACAGCTGCTGCTGAAGCTTTAGGCACAGGTGGTTCAGGTGGATCTTTCGGTGAGATGGCTTTCTCAATCGATAAGGTTACTGTTACTGCTAAGTCAAGAGCGCTAAAAGCTATGTACACAATGGAATTAGCACAAGATCTTAAAGCAATTCATGGTCTTGACGCTGAAGCTGAACTTGCAAACATTCTTTCTGCTGAAATCTTAGCTGAAATCAACAGAGAAATTGTAAGAACAGTTAACAGAACTGCTAAACTAGGTGCACAAACTGCAAACGTTGCTGTTAAAGGTATCTTTAACGTAGACAGCGATTCAGATGGCAGATGGTTAGCTGAAAAAGCTAAAGGTCTTATCGTACAAATCGAAAGAGAAGCAAACGCTATTGCTAAAGCAACAAGAAGAGGAAAAGGTAACTATGTTATTTGTTCTTCAGATGTAGCTTCAATCTTAGCAGCTTCAGGTATGTTAGACTACTCTCCTGCTTTATCAACAAGCTTGAACGTTGATGATACTGGTAATACTTTTGCTGGTGTTCTTAACGGTAGATTCAAAGTGTATGTTGATCCATATGCAGGTGGAACTAACCAAGACTACGTAACTGTAGGATTTAGAGGATCTAACCCATATGACGCAGGTGTATTCTACTGCCCATATGTTCCTTTAACAATGGTTAAAGCTGTTGGGGAAAATGACTTCCAGCCAAGAATCGGTTTCAAAACTAGATATGGTATGGTAGCTAACCCATTCGTAGCAACCGACGGTACTGTAGGTTCAGATAGAGGTAATGATTACTTCAGAATCTTCAGAGTTGACGGAATTATGGCTAGCGCATAATAGCGATTAGTTATATTTTAAAGGGAGGCTTCGGTCTCCCTTTTTTTGTGTATAAATAATATTGACATTAACACACAAACACACAGGAGGAATTATGTCAAATCAAGCAAAAAGTGGCTATGAAATAAGAGCCGATTTACTATCACTCGCAGAAGGTATTCTTACAGGAAATATCCATAGAGAAAACGATGCGGTATTCAACCATAACGATTCATTTCCAAATGATAAAAAATCATTAGGTAATCAATTTGTTTCCGTTGAAGAAGTGATCTCAACAGCAAGACAATTAAATGACTTTGTAAACGAGAAGTAAATTAAATGGGGTCAATTTGACCCCATAACTATTATAAATACTATTATGGCTATTACAACTAACAAAAACTTTTTATCACCAGTAGGATTCCAACTTAAATTGGATTCTGAAAAATACGAAAACGTCGAATATTTCTGTACATCAGTATCACTACCAGATTTATCAATCGCTGAAAGTCCTACTCCATTTAGAGGATCTAATATGGCTATGGGAGGTGATCGTCTAAATTTTGGTAATTTAGAAGTAACATTTAATATTACTGAAAATATGGAAAATTACCTTGAAATATATAATTGGTTAAATGATATTGTAAATAAAGGCGAGACTAAAATAGATGGTACATTATTAATACTATCAAGCCACAATAATACAACAAAAGAAATCTTATTTAGAGGACTTTTTCCAACATCACTATCTGCAGTTGAATTTTCTACACAACAAACTGAAGTTGAATACTTACAAGCAAGCGTATCGTTTAAATATACATATTTTGAATTTAAATAGTGTACTTTTGTACAGACTTGTGGTATAATATAATATGGTTTAAAAATAGGAATACATTATGAATACATTAGAACAAATAATTGAAATGTGGAAAAAGGATTGTCAGATTGATGAACTTGAACTTGACACATCTTCTAGAGAATCAGCTAAACTTCACTCGAAGTATCTTGAATTATACTCAATTAATAAGCTAAAACTAAAAAGACTAGATAACGACTTTAAAGTGCTACTTAAGAACAAATGGTTGCATTATAACGGCAAATTAAGTAAAGAAGAAATAGACGAATTGGGATGGAATTATGATCCTCTTGATGGTCTTACAATTCTAAAGGGCGATATGGATAAGTTTTATGATGCAGATCCATTGATTCAAGAACATCAAGCAAAAATGCAATACACACAAGAGCTTATAGATACTTTAAAGGAAATTTTAGAAAATATTAAGTGGCGACATCAGAATATTAAGAATATTATTGAATGGAATAAATTCACTAGCGGTATGTAATGGATCTCATCAAAGTCAAAAAGAAAAACGAAGTCTTTCTCCAAATAGAAACTGAGCCAAGTATAGAACAAGAGTTATCAGAACACTTCTGTTTCTACGTTCCTGGTTACAAGTTTATGCCTGCATACCGCAACAGGATGTGGGATGGAAAGATACGTTTATTTGACTTGAGAGCTAAAACTTTATACTCTGGGCTGTTCAAATACGTTCAGGAGTTCGCAAAAGTAAGAGATTATACGCTTGAAGTAGATCAAAACAGCTTTGGAACACCTGAAAGTACGCATATTGCTGATATTGAAAGCTTACTGGAGCGGGTATCACTCTCTGTGAACGGAGAGAGTATAACTGCTCGTGATTACCAACTTGATGCGCTCTCGCGCACGATATCAGACAAAAAAGCTTTATTATTATCTCCCACCGCGTCAGGTAAGAGTTTGATCATATATTTAGCTGTTAGATATTACTTAGAGGAATATGATGGTAAAGTTTTAATTATAGTACCTACAACATCATTAGTAGAGCAAATGTATTCTGATTTTGCAGACTATTCAGAGTTTGATGAATGGAATACAGAAGAAAATTGCCATAGAATATATTCAGGAAAAGAAAGATATCAGATTAACGAAAGAGTTATTATTACTACATGGCAATCGATTTATAAAATGCAAGCTCCATGGTTTAAAGAATACGGTATGGTTATTGGAGATGAAGCACATAATTTTAAAGCTAAATCACTAACTGCTATTATGGAGAAGTGTGTTAACGCGCAATATCGTATAGGTACTACAGGAACTTTAGATGGAACACAAACACATCAGTTAGTATTAGAAG